AGCTTTAAAACTTATGCCAACTAACGAACAACCAAAACCTGATACGGTTCCAGCAGATCAATCAACTCCTCCAGCTGGTGGTTCTCCGCCTATTGTTTCACAGTCTAATCTCACCGACAAAGAGAAGAAACTGTTGAAAGATAGTGGTTTTTCGGAAGAAAAATACCTTGAACTTAAACAGAAAAATCCTAACTATATAGCCAGTCTCCTTGAACAAGTTAGATAGTTCAAGGTCGAAATAATAAATATTAGGTGTTTCACTGAAAAAAAATGGCTTTTAAATTACATGGTTCTTTAAATCCTCACGGTGGTCCAGTACTTTACAGGGGAATAATCGCTAATACCGTTACAATCACAGAACTTGATGCTGTATTACTTGATACTGATGGTTTTATTGCCTTGGGTACTGCTGGTGCAGCTCTCTTAGGGCATGTTATTGGTCTTAGCGATAAGAATGGTGTTGGCTTGAATACAACTGGTGTCGCTGGTGCGGCTATGGGTTCTTTTGCTGGTACTTTTCTTACAGCTGATGCTAACGAGACTACTGGTGGTCAAGTTCGTGCCGAAGTGGATATATCTCAACTAACTTTGTATTCTGCTACTCCTGACGCTGCTTTAGCCGATACCCCTGGTTCAGACCAAGCTGGTGTATACTTTGACCTCAAGAATGAGTATAGTATAGACGAAACTACTGTTTCTGACTCAGCTGCCCAATATCATAGTTGGGGTGTCGATCCATTGACTACTACGAGTGTTGTGGTTAACATTTTTAAGTCTTCAGTATTTAACACTGCTTAAACTAAATAAAATAATATGGAATCACGTTCTATATGGACAGATTTAATTGGTGGTGTGGGTCTGGAGATTGCTAGTGTGTTTAATCAGGCAATGGAAGAGTACCGCCCTGGTATCTTTAAACTTTTAAACAAAGTTGGTGCTGAGGCTGATGCTCAAAGAACTGTTACTGGTAAAACTGGTATTGGTGAACTTGAAAAGTTTGACGATGGTTCGGACGTTCCAGGTGGACGAAGGTACAAGACATATAATACTACAGTTGCTTATAACAACTATGGTAAGTATGTCGATGTAACCAAGAATCTTATCGAAGACCGAGACTATGCCAATGAGTTGAATGAATTTAAGGATTTGTCTATTGGAGCTAACTACTCCCAAGATAAGTCTGGTGTTCAGATTCTTAATGGTGGTTTCGCTACTACGGTAACGGTTAATGGTTATGATATGACCTGGTATGGTGATGGGGAGGCTTTGTTCTCAACCGTTCATCCTACTACTGTTCCTGGAGGTTCTACACAGTCTAACGCAAGTTCCACTGGTATTCCTTTTGGTGCGGATAATCTGGAAACAGCTTATATCGCATTGGAGGAACAGCAAACTGACGATGGTCTTCCTATGAGTTTCATGGGTATGCCAACTGTCGTTTTGCCGACTCCATTAAGAAAGGAGGGTCTTGAGATTACTGAATCTCAACTTGATCCTGAAACTGCAAATAATGCTATTAACGTTTATACAGGAGGTATGAGTGTTAACATGGCTACTACAGTTTTTCTTAATGCTACCAATAGCGGTTCTGATACTGCTTGGTTTTTGGTAAGTCCTGGACGTCACTTCCTTAATCACGAAGTGCGACAGGAGCCTCGTCTTGAACAGGATACGAATATCAAGAACAAGGTTGTTACCTTTACCGTTGACGCACGATGGGCTGACTCTGCTACCGAATGGAAGAGAACTTGGGCTAGTAAGGGCGATCTCGCTGCTTACGCAACCTAGAGAGTTCGACTAGTTTTGGGGTTCTAGTCATTAAAAACCCCACTAACACTTCTAAACTCTCTCGCCTCCGAGAATTAGAAAATAGGTAAATGAGGTACAACATTAAAAAACAAAATTCAACTAAAGCAGAAAGGATATTTTACGAAGTTTTAAAAGAACTAAAAATACCTTTCAAGCATAGATGGATTATAAACGGTCGTGAAATTGACTTCTTGTTATGGGATAATATTTGTATAGAGATAGATGGTCATGAACAGGATGGTGAAAAAAACCATCAACTCATGGAACTAGGATTTATACCAATACATCTTAATAATAGAGAGGTCACAAAAGAAAAGGTCAAAAACTTAATAAATAAACTAAAATAAAATAAAATGAGTGTAACAAATTTTCCTAATGGAATAAGTAGTTTCGGTTCTCCTGTTTTTGGACAGGGTTCAGTATTCGGAAAAACCTGGTTTGTGAGTAAGGATGCTGGAGCAGATGAAAACAGTGGGAAAGAACCAGAATGGGCATTTAAGACAATAACAAAAGCTGTGTTGGCAGCAGGTGACAACGATACTATTATTGTGGCTCCTGGTCAGTATAAAGAGGCTGGTACGATCAACATCACACAATCCAACCTTAAACTTCTGGCAGCTAATATAGGACCAAATACTGCGTTGACACAAACAGAGATTAGACAACATGGAAATGTTGATGTACCTTGTATTACCTGTAATGTTCACGGTTTTGAGCTTGCAGGATTCAGGATTACTCCTTTTTCAGGTACTGCTGGAGTAGGACTCCTATTAGGCTCAACTGCGGATACTTACGGAGCTTATATCCATGACAACTACTTCTATTGCATAGAAGCTGGATATGCAAGTGCTATTGTTATGGGCGACTGGAATGAAGATGATGATCTCGGTTTTGATTGTGATTCTGTTTATATTGCTCATAATGAATTCTACGCAGGTGGAAGTTATCTTACTAGTACTGGAGTAATTCAATGGAATTCAGCTACAAGAGGAGTTATTAGAGATAATGTTTTTCGTCACTATGCTAATCACGCTACAAGTTTTGCTATCAATATTTATGACGCTCCTGGTTACAGAGGTGCGATTCTAGATAATAGATTCGTTTTCTCTGAAATTGGAGTTGCGTTAGGTGCAGCTGTAGCTATCAACAACCCAGTAGCAGTTGGAGGAGATCTTATAATTGATGGTAATAGTTTTGTCAATTATGCCACTGATGATTCATGCATTGCTTCAAGGGCAGCTACTTGTCTTGGAATCAATTACGCTAACCATGAAGCTATAACCTCTTCCTAATTGGATTAGCAAAAATAGTTTAGAGGGTTCTATCTAAAAACCCTCCCCCTTTGGGGGTGATAAACATAAAACAAATTTCAAACAAAGTCGTAAATAACTTAATACAACATGAAACGAATTAAAAATACTATAGACAGAGATGTATATATTATTGTGAATGGCACTGAATACAAGGCTGAAGCTAATAATTATATCGATGTTCCTGATAATGTGGCTTCAAAGTGGAAAAGGATTCACGAGTTTCTACAAGTTTCAGGTGTTCCTGAAAAAGTAGAGAAACCAATCAAACTAGAAGAAAGTGTTTCCATTAAGGAAGAGATTACTCATACTACTCCTAAATTAAAAAGGAGAATAAAATCTAAAAAATAAAATGGGAGTTGGATATACATTTCAAGATATATATGATGTTTTGGGTTCTCGTGATACAAGTGATGATAGTCTAACAACTGTTGCTCTTACTGCTGCTTATTCGGCTACTAACCGAAAGATTTTGCCTATTGGTGGTATGAGTAAAGCAGTCCTTGATGTTTCTTACACTACTGGAGCTGCTGAAACTGGCATGGGATTGACTATAAAAGTTGAATTTAGTCCTGATAGAACAAATTTCTATAGAGCTATCAATGATACAACCACAAATAGTGAAAGTGTGTTAACTGAACGTAACTTCACATTTGCTGCTGCTGATTCAGCTACCAACTATGCTTTCTCATTACCGATTGACATCTATAATAAATACATCAGAATTTCAGTTATAGAAACTGGTGTATCTACAAACTATGGAACTGTCTACATTGGTGCTACGCTAAGTGGAGCTAAATAATTTATAGAGGGTTTATGACCAAACTCAATGAGACTACAATAAACAATCTCAAAGCCCTCTATAATTCTCTTAAACAGAATCTTCTTGATGTTTCGAAAGACTTAGAAATCAAGTATAAAAAGAGGGGAGAAATCGAAACGAGTATTGAAATACTAAAAGAGAGGAGAGGGGAGGAAAATAAAGAACTAGAATCCCTTAATGGTAAGAAGGGTAATATTGAAAGATATATTGAGGCTCAGAAAGAACTCTTAAAAGGAAAGGAGGAAGATATTGATAATAAAGAAAGGGAAACAAGAGACAAAGAAAGGGAAGCAAATAGAATGATCTCTGAGAGACAATATGAACTGCGAGACATAGAAAGTGGTATAGTATGTCATATTGATGAGAAAAAGTCCTTAGAAGTCCAAATAGAGGGCAAGAAAGAGGAATATGATATCTTGTTTACAAGTGTTGGAAAGTTAGATAGGAAAAGACAGGGAGAAATAGATGATTTAAATAAGGAAATCAAATTGTTACAAGACAAGGTTGATTTTCTAAAATCTAATGAAATTGAAAGGGGTAAGCATGTTGAAGATTTAGATAAAGATATTATAGAGAAACAGAAAGTTCTTAATAATTCAGGTAAAGGTTTAGCATTAGAAAGACAAGACCTTAGGAGAGAAAGGAATGACCTTGAGATTTTGAGAATTAGATTAAGAGAGGCTTATAAACTTATTGGTCGAAATTTAAAATAAAATGTCGGATATTAGAATACCACAAAATCCAGGGATAGGAGGATTAGATGAACTTACCAATACAGAAGAGTTACTTGTTGGAGACCTCAATAGTATAACCCAAGCAAAAGGAACTATTATTATATCAGATGGAGTTAATTTTGTTGGATTAACATTAGGAACTAATACACATGTATTAACTGCTGATAGTACTCAATCTACGGGTATTAAATGGGCAGCCACTGGTGGAGTAGTACCAAGTTTTGCTGATGAAGAAACCCCAACTGGAGATGTAAATGGTTCTAATACTGAGTTTACTTTAGCTAATACTCCATCGCCAGCAAGTTCTTTACAATTTGTAGTAAACGGACAAGTATTAACTTCTGGAGGTGAAGATTTTACACTTGCGACCGCTACAGTAACAACAGTAACAGCACCTCCTACAGGAAGTGTGATCAGAGTTTGGTACCGATATTGATAACAAAACTTTTAAAATATGAAAATAAATAAAATATTAACAATAATAGGAACGGTGGTTATAGGAGTGTTCTTGTTTTTTGGAATTACCAATAGTGCATCCGTCTGTTTTCCATACCAGGGATGTACGGGGACAGGTGCAGTCCCAAGTGCTGATTCCTTGCTAATAGGAGCAGGC